TGCATCTTCAATAGTTTGATCCTCTTCTAGAGGGTGAGTTTTATATTCTTCTACTGATGGTAATTCTTTTTCTTCTTCAATAAAATCCTTATAAGAGGGAAGTTCACTCTCTTCTAGATATTCATTTATTGACGGCAAGTCCTCTTTATTAGACATTCTATTAGTAATAATACTTTGGGATTTCTCTCCCTGATGTACTATTTATCAGTATTATTCTTCAATAACTTCTGCAGTTCTGCTGTTGATCCAACAAACAAAGCATTATTAACTGTGGTTGGACCTTTACTAACTTTTTCTTCTTCTACATCCTTTAACTTCTGTTGAAGGGTCATTAATTTATCAGTAGCATCAGCAACATTTTTAATTAACTGACCAGCAACCTCATATGCTCTAGGCATCTCACTCTCTTGAGCAAGTTCTAAGATACCATTGATTGCCTCTTGTCCCTTTTCAATAATTGAGTAAAGATTACCTCTGGTATATTCATAATCTTTCTCTACATCATCTTTGGTAAGGTGAGCAGGTTTCTCCTTACCTGGTGTAATGTCTATGATATTATCATCTGTCATAAGATTCCACCATCAAAACCAAAGTTATCACCAATATCAATGAAATCAGCATCAGTTGCCTGAATACCAGAGACTGCTGCTCCAAGAACATGGTTGCTTGCTGTGGTCTTATCTTGCCCTCTCTTGACAGTTAGTTTATTACCTTCAATAGATTCAACAAACATTTCTTCATCACCAACAGTGATGTATTGTTTGACAGTGACTGCAGAACCATTAGCAACACTGATGACAGTCTCTGTGGTGTCAACATCCTCAGCAAGTTCTGTTATTATATTTCCAGTATAGTTTTTAGTTGCTCTTGGCACAACGCTATATGAAACATCTCTTGTATATGCTTGACCAGATGATGTTCTCTGACCAGATACATAACCAACTTGAACTTTTCTAATCACATCATTAGACACATCACTAATTGGTCCATAAAGATTTGTCTTTGCAGAAAATCTTAAAGTATATACAAGTGCTCTTCTGGTGTCAAAATTTCCTTCATAATCATCCACCATAGTTACAGACTCAAGTTGAACAGGAACATTTACAACTTCTTTAAGTTCACCTAAAAGTTTAATTGGAAGTGTGTAAGATGGTTGAAAATAAGGCAAAATCTGCTCCACAATTTGCAGAGCATCATCATTCAATTTTGTCATAATTGAAAGTTCAAAACCCATATTATATGGAACAGGCATAAAAACTTTTTTTGTCTTTGTGCCTGATTCAGTTACAGGGTGAAATGCTTGAGTTTGAGTTGCCTTTCTAACAGGATCGTACTGAAGATCAATAAATTCAAATGACATTCTAGGGAGTGTCATTTGAACAGGTTTGTTTAAATCTGCTTGCTGTTCTAATCTAGCAAGAAATTTTTGTGTAGGACCATATGCCAAAGGAACTTTGATTATACTAAACGTATCATCATTAGCATCTTTCTTATGAATCTCAATTCCATTAAAGAGAGATCCAAAAGCAATAATTACTGACCTAAAGATTTCATTGTAAAAATGTTCAAACATTTTCTTACTTTATTTTTTCTATTTATTAAGGCATCCCAAAGGGATTAGTTTTACTGAAGTCAATGATTTCATCTGCTCTAATTTCAATATTATCATTATCTGCAAATGGATCATTAATATCATCTTTATTAACAAGTCTGACAGCAAATGATGCTCCTGATTCAGATCCAACAATATTTTCACCAACAAGGAATGCTCCATCAACTATAGAAACCTCAAGAGTATTGTTTACAGCATCAAATTCTTTAACTCTTGCTGTTGTTCCAGAACTTGATCCTGTCACAATTTCATTGAAAATATAACTCCCTGTAGAAACACTTGCTGGAGGTGCAGCAAAAGTCAAAGTTGGAGTGCTTGTATAACCACTACCAGGATTAACAACAAATGCAGCAGTAACAATACCTGCTGAGTTGATACGTCCTACACCAGTGGCAGTTATACCTCCAGATGGAGGAGCAGAGAATGTAATTGTTGGATTTTCAATATAACCAGAACCAGAGGCAGTAATTGTAATTCCAGATACACTTGTATTTGTTGTTAATCCAGTGGTTGCTGTTGCCCCATCACCTCCACCACCACTAATTACAATGGTAGGTGCAACTGTATAACCTGAACCAACGTTAGAAAGTAAGATTGCTCTTACAGTTCCTCCCTTAGTGCCATCACAACCAACAAAGTCGTTAGTTATAGATGCTATGCCTACAGCAGTGACACCTCCTGGAGGAGCAGATGAGAATCCTACTGTTGGTGCTGATGCATATCCAGAACCCATATTTGTAATCACAGGTAAGGTGATTCCACCAGTTACTGTTGTTGCTGTTCCAGTAGCTGTTATTGACTGACTAATTAGGGTCAGGGTCTGTATATAACCAATCTGTTCAATCTCATCATCAATTGTCTCTACACCAGTGTCAATAACTTCATCCTCATATCTGTAAAGTTGACACTTGAGGGTGTAAACATAGTTTTTTTGAAGTTGATAGAATGGTTGCTCATGTTCAACATAATTTATTTCAAACAATCTATCACCTAATGGAAAATAAATTAAATCACCTTCTTTTGGTCTAGTTGCTAATTCAATGTTTGGGATATTTTTAATGAGTGGTGTAATATATCTTTCATATCTGTCTCTTGACACTATTAATGTGAGATCATCTTGCTCTTCAATTCCAAATTTTGATAATAGTGTGCCCTGACCTCCATATCCTTCATAACTGTCAAGGTACGCTTCTATTGGATATGCATTATCAAATTCTGACTGTATTACTTCTTTAATAACAGTATTCTTTTTTACATACCTTCTAGGAATATAAAATATTTCAATCCCATACATTTGCAACTGTTCGTTGACTAGACTCTGTATGAGATTTTGCTCTTGTTTAGAGTTGTTTAGAAAGAATGGATTGAGCATGATATTAACCTATCATATCAAATGGAGGCAATTCATATCTACTTAGCATTTCTACTTTTATTTCATCAAGTTCTCTCTGTGCATCATCATAAAGTTGTCTACCGTTAAATTCAATTCCACCAGGAAGTTTTACACCAGTAAATTTAATTAAATTTTGACCCCACTGCCTTTTAATTAGAGCAGTTAAATATCTCTTTAAGAATGGATCATTATAGACTCTTGTATAATCATCAGGATTTAGTGCTCTGTAACACTCAAGGATAATAAACTCCCCTTCTTTAATATTATCATAATCAACATCAAGATACATTCTATCTTGTCTAATATTAAATCTTATTCTCTTATGTGTATTCAGGAGAAAATCCATAGTCTCCAAATAACTCATGGACATTGAATATGAAAGTAAGTCAGTGCTTCCAAAGTAGTAAATATCATTTAAAAATAGTTGATATTTAAAACTAAACATATTGCTACTGCTTATAGACTGAGCATCATCATATTTAAAAATCTTTTCAATGCCTATAACTTGTGGTGGTATTTGAATATAATTGCTATTTTCATAATATGAGAATGTTGTTGCAGATCCAACTATGCTGGTAGTAACATTAGTAGTAGAAATACCAGTTTGAGTTGTTTCAGTTTTTGCACCTGGTGGTCTAGCTTTGCCTCTCTCTATATCATCAGCAGTCATTTGGTACTTAAGAAATGCCTTCTCAACACCATCATAATGTCTCTCTTGAAAATATTGAATAGCATCATCCATCAAGTCCTGGACTTGCTCATCAGCGACATTTATCTCCAAGACAGGGGCACCCAACTGTCTTAAACAATAATCTATAAGCTCTTGTCTTGAAGAAGGTTGTGCCATTATACACTATTTCCTTTTCTATATTTATTAGATGGAGAGACCCCCCTCCACTAATACGTTTCCTGATACCATCTTATATACTGTTGATCCTGAACTTACAGCAGATATGTCATAGTAGTATCTACCTGGATTTAAAGAGGTAGTAACATCATCTGTTAGAGCAATATTAAATTCACCATTTGCAGCACTTGTAATACCACTTGTAAATGAAGTGATTCCACCACTTGATGCTCCAATCGCTACACTTTTTTTCATCCTTGCCTGAATTGTATATCCAGATAGATCAAATACAGATTTATTTTCCTGCTTAACAGCAAATGTAGATTTAAAGTCTGCACCTTCCAATATAGTAAGGTTCACACCAAATGCTGTATTGGAGTCTGGATTAAAGGTGATAGTATTGTTAGCCATTAGTTAGTGCTTTTAACATTGATTTGATTTCATCTAGATCACC